TCTTATGCCGTATACACGCTCAGGGCCATCATTAAGATTGTGTATAGAAAACACTTCGTCAGGAATTTTATCGTCAACACGGTCAACGTTTGTGCCAGTACAAGCAATAATACCGACATTTCCTACACCAACAGATACTTTATCAAAGGGAACTACAGAAAAGGTAGATTCTACCCCAAGCTCAGAATTGATTTGTTGCCATACAAAAGGCGATTGTTGATTCCCGGTAAATGCTATTTCCCATGTCGATTCTTCGCAAAAAACTATCAACCTATCTTTAACAAACTGAACGGTGACTATAGTTTCTAGCGTAGGGCAATCTCTACCACCACCTTTTCCAGGTAAATCTTGCCTCCACGCATCAGAATCTAGTGGTGATCCGATAGCAGAGTATCTCATGCGAAAAGCATATTGTTTTTGGGTGGCAATATCAGCGCCTTCCCAGGTATTGAAGGCAAGCATTCTATTCTTAAAAGGAACTAATATGCGGGCACAATTTAAAAATAGAGAGGCACTAATAGCTGGTTGGAAAGTAGTCCATGTTGATCCTATTAAATACCTCATGAAATTAGGCTCTAACTCATTAAAGTTAGTCACAAACAAAGCGTAATCAAAGGCATTTACACCCGTATAGGTAGTAAACCAAAAGAATTGCGAATTACTACCAGTCCATACCGAATCGCCCGCATTAGTTTCACCATTTATTCTGGACCAACCATTACTATATTCGTAAGAAAATTGTGTATCGAATGCTATAAGCGGTTCGTTATTAATAGCCGCATTAGAAAATGAAGCCATCCCCATAACAGGTAATGAAGGATACCAATAAATAGGAGTAGCGCCCGAAAGTCCCGTGGCCGCAAGGGCGAAGTTTCCATTAGCAGTATCAAATATTCCCGTGCCAGGACCTGTTGAGAGCATAGCCGCAGCACCCGGTAAAGCTACTGTAAATAATTGAATGCCCGCAGAAAACATCTGCCCTACATTAAATTCTGCACCAGGAACGGGACTGCTCGGCGATCCAATAGTACCAACCTGAACGCGAAGTCGCGATACTAATTGAGTATCACCAAACCAACGAGAGCCAAATCGTTTTCTTATTCTTCCACGCCAACAGTAAGCATTGTTGAGCTCTTGAAATGCTTCATCAGTGATAAAGAAAGGTTTTTTATCACGTTGAATACCCGAGTTGCTATCAAATGGTGATATAAAAAAACGATCTACTGGCATGTTAGTTTCCTATAGCAAAGTAAGTACAATCAGCTGCTATTCCTGGACCAGCGTCTGTTCTTCGATTAAATACATAAAATCCATTTACCGCAAAGGTAGTATTTAGATCTAGTAAGGTTGTAGTCTCAGCAACCGACGGTTGAGGAGTAACTACCTTTGGTGAAACTTGCACTGAAAAACAATTATTAGGAAATGCTAAGGGGAATATTACCTGCGTCCAGGAATTTCCAACCAATGTACCGCCATTAGTTTGTCCCCACTTAATAATAAGACCTGAAGGTAAGGTAGTCTGGCCATTCAACGCAAGGCTAGTTGAGGTGAAATCAACCTCAACTCCAGTATCTCTTTTATAGAAAGCTTGCGGAGTTCCCGCAACATCTTTTGTATAGAATACCAATTCATTGGCTAATACTGCAGGCGATCCTGCTTGAACAGGAAAAGTAACATGATTATGTTTGCCTTGATTTGGTCCCACATAGGGAACATGATCGACTGCAAATGCAGTATTGATAGTAGCGAAATTAGATCTAACAAGTGGCTGGGTATCAGCCAATGTTTGCGATGATAAAGGTACGTCAGTTAATGGCATTATATATCCTTAATTAAAATGGAAAGTTAGGACCCCAACCACCAAATCCCCAATATTGGCGACCTTGCGTGTATATAGTGACCGTTCTTTCATTTGATTGCTGAACGATTGAAGTTCTATTTACTAAATTCATCTGCTTATTAAATTCTGGCATTATCATCTGTACAGAATCCATATCCATACGATCTTCGAATATTTTTTTTGCGCAGCCATAAGCTATATATTGCCACCACTGCTCTATTTGTGGCGGAGCTCCCGCATCAAGCATTTCAGTAGGCCTTATATCAACCTCAATCTGAACCGGATAAGACTTATCTGGCACCGGCCTAATGGTAAATTCATTATCATAATAAAGAACACTCAAAGGCTTGCCAGGAATATAAGGTATGTATTCTGCATATATAGGATTGGTTATGCCCGACAAGGTGGCAAATGGGAAGTTTAGGGTAAACGCACCGGTAACATAATTTATTTGACCATAGGGCGAAGGTAATACTTGTGGCTGATTTGGTAGTCCAAGAGCACCAATAATATTAGATGCTGGCGTAGCATAAGACAGTGGATAATCTACTAATACCATGGCGACATTTCCAGTCGTAAGCGCTGTAAATACCACACTGTTTTGGAGTATACGTCCAGAGTTAACACTGACCGGTGTTCCCGCAGGTGGAAATGTATTAATTATCCCACTAAACGAAGTGCCGCCATTACCATTAATTAATGTATTAACAACTGCATTAGTCTGTGGCCACTGTCCATAAAATACATCTCTATATTGGGTGAAAAAAGACTGAACGCCGGATATAAATACAGGCGGATGGACGGCTATGTATTTATTTTTGAAATTATATAGTGGGTCAAGAGGGTCAATATAATTAGTTGAATAAACATCGACACCTGGCTGAGTATAAAAGGTTAAAAGAGTCCTTAAAGAAAACAGACGTAAATGTTCAGGAAAGTCATAGAGAATAAAAGTATTTATATATTGATCTAAATCAGAATCAGATAATTGAGCGGTAGAAGGAGATCTTGTTAGCCTTCTCACCTTTAATCTAATTGCTCCTAGCGTACTGTCAGCCATTACATTTCTCCTAAAATTGTGGCGTTAAAATGTTTACAAATGATTGATCCAAAGTACTTGCTTCTTCCCCTATAGGAACTACCTGGGCCACATTAAATTTCGGTTGAAATGGTTGCTCAACGGGAATAACAAATGCATCAAAAAATGAAGTGTCTATCGGTATAGAAAATGATGATGCATCAATGATCGTTATGGTAACTATGACCTGGTTAAGGATAGACATGCCATAATTGTTAGGTATAGATAACCTCACAATGAGTCCTGCACGATAGTCATTATCACCCGGGGTTACCCCATCGAAGGTAGTGGTAATTACTGCAGGGAAAGATTGTGTGATTGATAAAATATCTCTAACTGCCGGCTCATAAATAGGATTTTGTATAGCGCCGTAATATGGCATGTCTAACTCCATTTTTTTATTTATACAACCGATTTTACCATAGAGATATTTGCGGGAATAAGATCAAGGTCATCGTCCATAAACTCTAACGATCTAAACTCACAGCGATGAATCTTTTCTTCAAGAGCCATACTATGACTTCTTTTGCGCGTGCCATCTTCAAATCGACTTGCCTGAGATGAAGATCCGCCCTGAACACCAGAAAAATTATTATCTAAAGTTTTATATTTGGTGTAGTGAACATCTTTATTAAGGTGACGTGCGACCATACGAGGTAATTTATACCTCTCGCCATCAACGAGACTATATTCTTTATACTCATCGCCGGCATATTTTTTAAACCTAAAGTTCAACGTTCCACCCGTGTGTTCTATATAACGGAATATGCCTGTTACTAATTCATTGTCGCGTTCTCGGCGAGATTGTCTGTCTTTAGCAAGATCAGCTATCGTTGGTTTCTTATCGCTTTTTATTATCATGTCTGTCTTTCCTAAGAAGAAAGCAGGTGATTATCACCTGCTTTCCATAGTATTTAACTAAATTACGCGCCGCCGCTGAATGATTTACCAGCCACCCAGTAAATTACATTACCATTAAGGCCTGCAGGGCTATCGGCACCAGCAGCTAGAGTCATACCTATGATTGCTATGTTACGCTCTGAATCACCAAGAACATCCACACCAGACAATATTGACTGAGCTGTATTCTGACCAACAGGGACTGTTTGTGCAGTTGTGTGAGCAGGATCAGTCGTTAATGGCCATGCGAATGTGCCAAATGATGTCGTATCGACGTTGATAGTAACAGTATTTGTTACACCATCAGCATCGGCAGCACCTACAGCAACAATAGTAGCTTGAACATCATTAAGTTCAGTCATACCATAGGTCGTTGAAGACACTGTAGGTATTTTGAATCTTAATACTTGTCCAACAGTGTAGTTATGAGTAACGGTAAAGGTAACTATTGCCTGCGTAGCTTTAGATATCTTCGCAATTTCTCTCGTTGGTGGATAGAAATAAGGATCATAAGGAATTCTACGGAATGTTCCATTTGTACCTGCAACAATTGGTTGCATAAATGCAAGAGTAAAGCTTGTATTGGTAATAACATTACCAATAGTAAAGTCTTCACCACCAAGTTGTTGAGCACCAGTAACATCAAATAATCTCACTACATCACCATTGCTCAAACCAGCTGTATTACCGGTAGAAACAACGGGTGGGTTAGCATTAGATATGGCGGTTAATACAACAGCGGCACCAGGGGTATCTATGCTTGTATTTATAAGAGTAAACCCACCAGTAGTAGCATAAACTTCTAAATTAGCAGCGTTTGCAGCATTAGATTTCTTAAATTCAATCATAGCGCCCGCAGGAAATCCACGTTGCCAGTAATATCTAACACCAACAGCAACCGTCTGATTAGCTGCAGCAACTGTTGTATTAAAGACCCACATCCAATCAATATCAGATCTCACCGATAAGATTTTTGCTTGGCCATTAGAAATGAATGTACCTTGATTTGTACCTGAAAAAACTGAACTCATGGTCTCTCCTTTAAGAATTTAATGTACAGAGCATTTGGGAAATCCATAGATCATTCAGAACTCGGGTTACTTCAGACATCGTGTAACCAATAGTAACGTTCTGATAAAGAGCATCAGAAAATTCAGGTCCACGATATAAGATGCGTGCAGAGAAATTGTCTTGATAGACGCAGCCAACTGCCTCAAGTCCTTGAACAAATACTGAATAGACGTTATTTCCTAAATCAGAAGCTGCCGGACGAATTAATCCTTGGCTCGAAAGGAAGAATCGTACGTTATTTACCGCACCCCATTCAGCACCAACTTTAGCTCCTGATTGGTTAGGGTAGTTCCACTTGGGTGTGAAGTTATTAATAGCATTCAAATCTTTAGATAAGTTTGTATGACCCATAGCTACAAAAGCTTCACGAACTGGTGCCGTACCAAACCTATCCTCACCAATCTGACGATCCAAAATCATCCAAGCATCATTGCTTAAAAGACCGGTCGTTACTTCATCAATATCAGATAAGGTAAGATTTGTAGGAGAATCACCATTTGATCCGCCAGAGCAGGTATATTGGGTAGCAGAAGCAGCAAGGGCATCACGAGACAACTGATCTTCAGTCATTCTCATAGATAGTCCCATAAGCTCAGCAACTTCTGTCAAAACCATATCCTGATTTTGCAAGAATACACGCTGATTTATAGCTGAATATAGACCATAGATAGAAACAGTAGCATCAATATCAACACGTTCAAGTGTTGTTGAAGGGATTGGTGCACCGTCAGGACTCAATGGCACAGGCGCTGTTGGGAGTCTTTCGTAACGAGACATTCTTAACGTATTACCACCTTTAGCTGGTAATCTTTTTGTTACCGCTGCCAATTTATGAATAAGTCTTGGCGTACGAACCGCTAATAGAACGTCATCAGCTGTTTGTTGTACTTCTGGCGGTAGGTTATTAGGACTATTGATAGCCATAATTTCTCCTCTATAAATGTACAAATATTTTTTGGTACTAGGATTTTTAAGACTCCCTATGTCCGCAACCGGGGTTTGTTGCATTCGCCCTGGGTTTTTAAGACTCCCTATGTCTACAACCGAGGTTTGTTGTGCCACGCTCTAGGATTTTTAAGGTTCCTTACTTCCTGCAACCGGGGTGTGTTGCGAGTCGCCCTACAGTCGAGGTTCACTGCTATCTCACTCAATGAAATTCTATAACAATAGTTATTAAAAAAACAAGACCGTAATCATCCATGATGATAAGAATTGGCATTATTAGCGTTTTCAATACTTTTCGATAATAAAATATCGTCTAAAAGTGTTAAAAAACGCTATAATTTGATGCGTGCGAGGTTGCTTATATCTATCGTTTTTAACAAGTAAGGGTTTAATAATGCGTCTATTGGCTTATTTAAGGGTTAGCACTGACCAGCAAAGTAATGGAATTGAAGTGCAAAAATCAGCGATCGAAGATTATGCCAAAAAAAATGGGCTAGAAGTATATAAGTTTTTCATCGATGAAGGAGTAAGTGGTAAGACTGAAAAAAGAGAAGCGCTTAATGATTTATATAGCGAAGTCAAAAAGGGAGATCTTGTTGTTGTTCAAAAAAGAGATCGCATTGCTAGAGATATAGCGTTAGTGGTTTTCTTCGAAAGGCACATGGAAAAAGTAGGTGCAAGAATAATATCTACTTCAGGAGAAGGGACAGATGTTGAAAATGCATCAACATCATTTTTACTCAGGAGGATGATAGATCTATTTAGCGAGCATGAAAGAATTGTCATATCGATGCGCATAAAAGAAGCGATGAGAATGAAAAGAGAACGGAATGAATTTCTAGGAAAAGTTCCTTTTGGAAAAAGAATGCATGTAGATGGAATTCATTTGGAAATAGATAAACATGAGCAAGAGATACTAGAGAGAATAAAGAAATACCGCGCAAAGATGTCTGAATTTAAGGTCGCTGAAAAATTAAATAAACTTGGTCTCTTCTATAGGAATCGACCATGGAATAGGCCAAGCCTTCAAAGAATAATAAATAACAACTTCCCAAAGATGTTTTCAAGAAAATAATTTTATATGCAAATCCCCAGACCATAAAGGTAGGAAAGTGTATCTGGGGATACTAAAAAGGGAGAGTAAATAATGAAGCTTTTTTATATTAATATATCGATACTAAGAATGCTACCAAGAAGCTTTTTTACGTTCAACTTCAGCCATAATTCTATCTCTATCAGATTCTGTGAGCGTACGTCTTTCATAATCACCAAGACGCGTAAGAGGCGTTTGTGGTTGCTGTGGCGATGCATTAGAAGATGCTTGTGGGCGCTGTTTATTTTGGCTTAGCTTCTGCTCAATATCTAATGATTGTGAAACCGATTTATTAGCATCCATAATCCCATAGTTTTTAATCATATTATAAGCAGTCTTAGACTTTGATTTAAGGTTCGGGTTGGACATCATTGTTTGATAATCATCAGGATAGAGCTTGGCAAATGTTTTTAGATTCTCATCTGATACTACTTCATTAAAATCTTTGAGTGAGTCAGTATCAACTTTTGCTTCGAAGTAAGCTAACTTTTGCTCAAGTTCGAGAAGTCGTTTTTCAGCTGCAGATACTTTCGTTGAGATCTTTTTATTTGAAGTCTTTATATGTTTTGCTTGAACATAATCTTCATTATCTACACCAATATCATCAGATTCCTCAATGGGAGCATGGTGAACTACTGGCTGAGCAGCAATCTGCTGCTCAGTGTATTGTTTCACTAATCTTTCAGCCTCTAAAGCCCTTCGTTCTGATTCATCAGCCCTGCGGCGCATAGTATTAAGAAGGTTTTCGGTCTTAGATTGATCCGGTATTGCTTCTTGAGCGACGTGATTTTTTACTTCGGTGTTTTGAGTGTCTTGTTGTTGATTGTTCGATTGATCTTCCATCTTCTTCCTTATCTTCATTAACTTCTATAATCACCGATGTGGTGCGATAATACTTATATATATAGAACATCGAGGTCATTATTACCATAGATGCGGATAAATAAAGAACATTTTCTGTGGAAATAAGAGACTCTTGCTTGATAAAAACTTCATGCTTCACGCTGGCGGGCATAGTGTAATCATATGATACAAAAGATAAAACCAATAATGCTGAAAATATAATCTTTTTCATAATCCATTTCCTTATGATAGACGATTAACATTTGTACAATACTGTTCAGCTTCCCTTCACATAGTTAAAGGACTCTCCTTGTTCACCATTATTACAGCGTCAGGCTTTTCTCCATTTTCTTTGATAACCCATTTGAGCAATTCACCCGATTCCATCAAACAAACAAACTGCGCAAGCCTGCGCGTCTCTTTATTATCAAAATAATGCTTTCTATTATTTAGTATATGGTAATAACGTTGAGCTGATGGTATACACCAGAGGAATTCTAGCTCACCTGAAATGTTATGATATTTAAACACGTCCTGCTTATAAACGGGCGTAGGACATGAATAGCGGGCCCATATTTGATACTTAGGTTGCCCTAAAATACGATCTACGTTTTTAACTAATACAATATAGAAGTTTTTATTCTTATACTTAGAATGCTTAGAAGTTT